TACACTTCCAATGTATACGGAGATGTCGTGATCAACCCGGGTCCACCTGCCATTTCGTTCCCGTATGTGGCTTTAGTGACAGCGACCATTCAGGGGACTGGTACCATTCCAGTCGCACCAAGTTCTTTACTTCAATTGACGTTTAGGTTTGAGAAGGTGGAAACAAAAACAACGGCACATGGGTTCCGTGGTCCGCTCGTTTCTGGAAACAGATTCAGTGTGTACATCGTCGATGAATTCACTGGTCCGAGACCAGAGAAGGATTGGAAAGTTACGGGGTTCAGTGACATTTCAATGCTTCTTGTAGACGTTTCTGGGAATATCACTGTGACTGAACTGTTCGCAGAGCTCGGTACGGCGAACGTTCTTGCAGACACGGCGGCAACGAAAATAAAGACCCAACAGTATCTTTACAGACTCGATGTCGTCACAGACCAGCAGCAGGCGATTCCATTGCCGAGTTCCAGTGTCCTTTTGACATTCATGAGCCCAACCGCGACAATTGAAAGCAAGTATTATTCAATGTATGACCCTAAAATCTTCGATGCCACCGATATTATAGGTACTCCAGGTGAACTTAGAGACTTGAATTCAAACGTGATGACATCCGAGGGGCGTGAAGTATATACGACAGTCGTTGATCGCGGTTCTGGGACAGGTGCTCTTATAGGACTCTCTGCAGTTGGTGCACAAGATAGATATATGTTTGGCGGTGAGTCACAATGGATACCTCATATTCGACAACACACACCATTTGTTGTTTCCCAGCGTCTTACAATTCCTTTATCAAATATAGGAGGTTACTTGGGAAATTCTGTTCAGGTGAATATATTTCCACGGGAACGTGGTGACCTCATTTCCAATATGTACTTGAAATGTTCACTCCCTGCACTTCCGTCAGGGTACTATTACACTGAACTTGTAGGGCGTGCCATTATAAACAAAGTTGAGTTTATCGTAGACGGAATCGTCTACGAATCAATCACGGATGATTGGTATGTCATACACGATCAGTTGATGCTCGACGCTGATGAAAAACTAGGAATGTATCAATTGATCAGTAATGGCACACCAGAAGGTTCTAATGTAACTGCTACAAATCAAATAGATTTATTCATACCTCTTGAATTCTTTTTCTGTCGTCGGTTCACGCACATGCGTGAGAATAAAAAACCATATTTTCCAATGTGTGCAATTATGAACTCGACAATTTCAGTACGTTTCACTTTTAATAAAGCATCGTGGATTACGAATGCACCGATACCAGTCGAATTGATAAGACCTCAGTTGCTCGTAGAAGAAATTACATTATCTCCAAGGGAACGTATGTATTATCAAAGTCAACCTATGAATTTAAGAATTCCGCGTGTTTGGAAAGAAGCCGTTCAAACTTACTCAGGTGGTATAGCTCGTATGAATCTCACAGCCGACTTCAAAGTTTCTATGATAACATGGTTTATCAGAAATAAGGCGTACGAGAAAGAAAACAGTGCTTATTACTCATCAAGATATTCGTACGGGTATACAACAGATTACATTGTCGCTGCGACTCCAGTGACATTTTTTAACGGAGTTCAGTTAAGGTACATTGATACGATTGATTATGCGACATTGTACTTGAATAACCAAAATGTTCTTTCAAACTTTCCAGGTGGTCTTTATTATACATTCAAACAAGCGATTGATCACAAACTTTCTGTTCCGACAAAGAACTTGTACATGTACTGCTTCAGTGAAAGACCTTTAGAATACAATCATGACGGTGGAAGTATGGAGTTTTCAAAGCTTAGTTCCCAGACAACACATCTTGACATAAAATTTCTTGAACAGTATGCTCCTCAGATTCAAGCAGAGTACTCTCTGAACTTATTTTATTACGGGTACATTAATATACAAATTGCAAACGGAAGAGTTACGCGTATTTGACTATGAAACATTCAGTATTACCAGCGTTTGAAAGACTTCCAAACACAGTTCCGTTAGAATTATAAATTGTTACTGGGGATGAAGTGTAATACCCAGTTACGTAAGAATTCCCTGACCCGTCGACTGAAATACCATACCCTTCATCAACGTCTGTACCACCGACGTGTGTAGCCCATTGAGCAGTTCCGGATGTGTTGTAATTGACTATGTACGTATCATTACTTCCTCCATTCATAAGAGTTCCAAACGTAGTTCCGTCGGAATTGTAAATTGTTACCGGGGACGAATTGTAAAACCCAGTCATGTAAGAATTCCCTGAACCATCAACTGAAATACCACGTCCAATATCAACTCCTGTACCCCCGATGCGTGTTGCCCATTGCACAGTTCCAGAAGTATTGTACTTTACTATGAAAGCGTCATAATAGCCACTATTTACAAGACTTCCAAAAGTAGTTCCATCAGAGTTGTAAATTGTTACTGGGGATGAATTGTAATACCCAGTCACATAAGAATTTCCTGACCCGTCGACTGAAATACCGTTTCCACCTTCATTTATTGTACCTCCGATGTGTGTTGCCCATTGAGCAAATCCAGACATGTTATACTTGACTATGAATGTGTCAGAGCCACCGTCTGAATTAAGATTTCCAAAAGTACTTCCATCAGAGTTATAAATTGTTACTGGGGATGAAGCGTAATACCCAGTCACATAAGAATTTCCTGACCCGTCGACTGATATACTATATCCGTTTTCATAACCCCCAGAACCAGTGATATACGTTGCCCATTGAGCGAATCCAGATGTGTCGTATTTGACTATGAATGCATTATCAGTTATTTCAGTAGGAAGAGTTCCAAAAGTACTTCCATCAGAATTATAGATTGTTAACGGGGTTGGGATGAAAGAATTGTAAAATCTGTAAAAACCAGTCACGTAAGAGTTTCCTGACCCGTCGACTGAAATACCTAAACCAATTTCGTAACCGAAAGCTCCTATATGTGTCGCCCATTGAGCAAATCCATTCGTATTGTACTTGACTATGAAACAATCAATATTTCCAGAATTTGCAAGAGTTCCAAAAGTACTTCCATCAGAATTATAAATTGTTAATGAAGAAACGTCGTAATACCCAGTCACATACGAGTTCCCAGAACCATCAAGTGAAATACTAGTCCCTGCGTCGCCATCTGTAGCAGTAATACGTGTTGCCCATTGAGCAGTCCCAGCCGTATTATACTTTACTATGAATGTGTCAGATCCACCGACGAAATCAAGAGTTCCAAAAGTACTTCCATCAGAGTTATAAATTGTTACTGGGGATGAAGCGTAATACCCAGTCACATAGGAATTTCCGGATCCATCAACTGAAATACTGTTCCCAAGTTCGTAAGATGCACCAGAAATACGTGTTGCCCATTGAGCAGTACCGCCCGAAGGCGGAGGAGGAGGAGGAGGAGGAGGCGGGGTGGATATACCTGAGGAAAATGGAGTTGTACCGCCTTCTCTCAGTGGATTTAATGTAACTCCATTACCATCTTTTACTCTAAAAAGGTTGTACGAATGAGCATAAATTCTCAAATTTCTTTCATCCGAAGGACTTGCTGTAAGTGTCAATGAATGCTGTTGGCGCGTAATATTCGTCATGTTCATTTCACCAGTTGGTTGATCGTTTTCAGGCTCGAGTGCGAATGAATACATGTAGTAATTACCAGTCGGAACACGTGTATGATACTGCAAAGGCTGTAAAACGTGTAAATACTGGGCGGTTGCATAATTTCTTGTTATGAAATCTTGATTGTTGAAAGTGATCTGAAGGTTTACGAGATGACTTCCATAATCGTAAACATTTGATGCAGCTTCACTCTGAATAACCCAGAAGAGTTCTTTGACGTCATTCACAAAATCCGTATAGTATGTGTAGATTGTTTGAGTTGTAGACACAGGAATTTTAAACTGTAAACGTTGAAATGAATATGTCAGATACACGAGTTCATTCTTCTTGAACCAATCTCTTTCAGGTTGTGACAAGTACACATACTCGACAAACAAATCAACTTGAATAGATTTTGTATAAATCGAAGTTGTAAATGTACTCGAAGGGTTGAATACGACTCTGAACTTTGGAGCCTCTTTAAGAGCAATTAAAGGGAGACCCTTTTTTAAAATCAGAAACGGTAAAGGAATGTGGTATGAACTCAGAGCTGTCGTTGTTCCTGTGCCTACTAAATTAGATAATGCACTCTGTTTTGCCTGGGGAACTTTAATATCACCAAGCATGTACAGATTTTCCCCGTAAATACGTTCGATGAGTTGGTCCTTGTATGACAACTCAATGCGATCGATCATCGCAGTACCTGCACTTGGCTGCACAGTCGTTGGTGCATCTGTCGGCCATGTCACACGGAGGTACATGGAATGAGCCAAATCGCCAACTTTAGCAATCCATACTGTGATATCATCCCCCCAATGTACGTCTTTTGGAAATTGCAAACGTATCGTCTGTCGTGAGAACTGAGCAGGGAGATTCTCCATATTTACAAAGCAGAATTAAATAACAGTCCTCCAATCCCACCCTGGTATCCCAGAACGTTGAATGATTTACTGTACACTCTGAGATACAAATCTGAAGTTGGTGCGGACTCCAACGTGACATCAAGTACTGGGTAAGCTACTCGAGACATGTTGAGTGTCCCCGAAGGGTGTAGTTGTTCTGGATCGAGGGAAAATGAATACACATTGACGTTACTGCTCGTCGGCATGGTGGTATGTGTTTCAAATGTGCGAATGTATCTCGAAGTTACTTGGTCGTCGTCGATGATAATTTCGTTATTCAGACGGAGAACGATTCTGCTGACGACACCTGGATCTTGTACGACGATCCAAAACTCACGGACTGGATTGACAAATTCGAGAGGGAACGAATCAGTCGTTCGTCCTTGTTTGAATACGAATTCATTGATATCTGTCTGACCGTACAGTGAAATCTGGTTCGTTGGAGGAGGTTTGACATACTTTTCGTATTTCACTATGACACTTGTTGGGAGGTTAGTTCCTGACATTGTTATCGGATTATACTGAATAAAATCTTGATACGTCCAATTTGAATCAGATGAATCATCAGCTTCTACAATATAAATATATCTTGAACCTACTATAAATTGAAGACCTTGTACAGCAAGCCAATATGTTGGATCTGTATTAGCAACATTTGTACGGTGAGCAAGAAGAGTTATATTTGGATGAGAACCATTCGAAGAGTTAATTATTCCACCCGGGCGAAAGTCAATCCATTGCCAAGAATTTACATCATTAAAAGGTTTTGTTGTATCATATTGATGCCACGTTGTTACTCTTGAAAAATCCGTCACTGGAAATGTAGCCCTTTGTTGGTCAGAATTCGTGTAAAAATACATATATTTACCATCAAACCCACCTGCTGAACTATATTCAAAATCACTAGCACGAATTAACGTATCTCCTGTGAAATATTCCCATGAAGATTGTTGATTAATAGGTTTTGTAACGTCATAGCGTGAAAATCGTCCAGTTCCGCCTCGTGTAGAACTGGAACCTGTGTACAGGTATTTTCCATCTGATAATAAAAGTGCATTACTTAATGGAACAGGAGATATTATATTAGCATCTACTTGGCTATACCCACTTGGTGATGTAAAATTTTGTGTATCTAATTTAGCAATATACAGTGGAGCTGTTGCAAAATAAATGTACCGACCATCGAATACAGGTCTGAAATAATAATTAGTATTTGTAAGTTGTAATGTATCGTATATTCCAGGATAAATATCTTTCACAGATGCCGGTAAACCTGATGGTAATGTAGTATATGAATATGAAGTCGATGTGTTAAACCCCGCAGATGAATCATATCTCAACCACATTAAATTATTATGAAGTCTATTTCCAGGTATAAACTCATTCCCTGTTTTTGTAGCGACTGAATACGTCAACGTTCCAACGACAGTGACATCTGAACCGTTTTGTGTCATTGAAGAAATTACTTTGCTCGTTGGAAATATAGTTGCACCGCCAGTCGATTGAGTCGAAGCATATGTAGTCCAGAAATTTTGAAGAGCTGTTTGGTCACTTGCAGATAATGGAGCTGTTTTATTGTAAAACCGATATGTGACGGTCCATATCTTTTGAGTTCCGTCGAGTGTACCACTTACTAAACTCGTGTACGTTGACCCAATGATATAATAATTTATTTTATATAGTAAATACACGTAACGAGCGTCACTAAGTATATAATAAATAAAGTTACCTCCGTCACCATAAGGTGTACCTGGAAATCCACTAAAAAAGCTGTATGTGCTTGTTGTCCACGGAGTTGTGCTCACTGCAAGTACAGTATTTAAATCTGCTTTTTTGATATATCCACCCGTTGATTTGTATATGGTTCCGCCGTTTATTGTTATATACGCACCACCATAAGAACCTCCAGGTGTCCATTTATAAAATGTTCTTGTATCTTCATTATAAAATCGAAATGATGAATCAGAACTCAAAGGACCCATGATGACGTAATTTTTCCATCCTATAGCCGATTGTACATTAAAGTTATTTGTACCATTAGCTGTGATTGCTTGGAGGTTTGATGTTGCGTAAGAATCGCCATCTAAAAACCCATCTGTCGTGAT